AAGCCAGTTCTGGAACTCTGCTGCGTCAACAGAAAGTCGTGGCTGGTGCGTTGCAACACTTGGCAGTGGCTTGAGCAGCGCATTGCGCTCTGCAGTGTTTAGGATCTTTGTGGCGAACCGAATGAATGAAATAAGGCTTGATGGTCGCTGCCTTGTTCGCACATTTCCGATAAGACCGAAACTCTGCTGAATGCCAGCGATGACGTTGAGGGGCGATACCCCACGACTCACCGTGATGGGCTGCGGTGGGGCTGTTGGGTCTGCCGCGCCACTCAGTGCGGGAGTCGTTGCATCCTGATTGACAAAGAATGTGTCTACTGCAGCGTCTGATGGGTCGTAGCCGATGTCGTAATCAAAGCCGTTTGGTGGTACTTCTGGAGCGTAAGAGAACGCCTCACCCCCACCACCTCCAGTCGCAGTGCCAACCATTTCTCCCTGCTGCATCATGGCGAGCATCTCGCCGAATGAGCCATCCCCAGCGTCTGGCATTGCGCCAAGGCGATCTGCAATCTCTGGCGGGAATGAAGGCACAACCATGCAACGGCAGTTGACTGCGTGCTTGGCTGGAAGGCTTGGATCTTTCGGGAACTGGGCTGAGAACTCGCCCACCATGAACGACTCGTTGATCGGGATAATCGTCCCATCAAGTGCGGCGTGTTCTGGGCGCGTCCTGTGGTCGCCTACTGCAATCCACTCTTTGTACATGACACCATTTGCGTCAAGCATGTAGGAGCGCTGGTCGGTAGAAAGCCCATAGGGATTTGCTGCGAGCGCTTGGATGCCGCTCATGGCTGCAATGTTGCTCACACGCCCAAACTCTGTTCGGACAATCGCTTCGGCTCGCACTGCAGCAGTAGGGAATGCCCCAATTGGCGTTGCGACAGAAGTCAACCGTGCGATGCTCTCTGCTGGCGTACTGAGTGCCAGTGAGTTTCTCAAGATCTCTGCCTTAACCGCCTTTTTGAGCGCTCCAACCTGATCAACGATGAGGTCTGGCACAAAAGAAACAGCAATGTCTACTGATCTGGCGTCAATGGCGACTAGCCCACGCCCCTGATTTGTAGAGCGACCAATTTCTGGTCTGGCGGAGTCGGTTGACCTGCTCAGTTTGCTGGCTGCCTTGGAAACTTCGGTGTTGATTTTGTCGGCTTGCTGCTGCGGCATGCCCTTGGACAGAATCTTGACTTCCTCTGCTGCTGCCCGTGCAATGGTGAGCAGTTTGCTGCGAAGTTCCCCATCCAGACGCTCCAGTGCCGCCAGTTGCTGCTGTGCGCGGCGTACGCGCCACTCAGGGGCTTGATTTGCCTGAATATCAGCGAGGATGGCTGCGACCTCTGTTTGAGCCGCATTCATGGCTGTTTGGATCTTTGCTACGGCATCAGACTCAATGGTGATTTGGTTCTGGGCGCGTCGCAAGAGAGACTCTGCCCATGTGGAGCGAGCCTTAGACGTCTGCCAATTCTGGCGCTGGTTTTCGGTCTGGCTTGGCAAGGATTATTACTCCCCTTGCGGTCTTGTCGTCACCTGCTGTACGGGCGTCTTTTTAGGCTGCTGGGGCTGCGTTTGATCAAATACAGTAGAAAGGCTTGGTTGTTGATTTTGCACCTCTGTAGCAGCCTTTGCAGCCTCCTCTTCAATCATCTCCAATTCCTTCTCTGGCTCCAACTCAATGCCCAACTGCCCAGCAATGCTGAGGAACAACTTGCGCGCTGAGTCCTCTGAGATAAACTTTGAGTCCTTTGCTGCGGTGAGAGCGCCCATCAGTTGCGGCAATGCTGCGGCAATTCCCTTGGTGTCTTCCACGCTTGGATCTGGCAAGGTCACCGTCACTGTGCGATCTATGCCCTTTGGCAGTCGCCCCGCTTCAATCGCCTTGGCAATGACATACTGCGCGATGTCCTCAAACACTGCTCCAACGAGTCGCTGTCGCGCTGTGATCATGCGGTAGGTTGGGTCGCCCTGTGCAGCAAGTGTGGCGCGGTTTGCTGAATCACCATCTGCAAACCAACCCTCTGGTACGCCCGCCCCTCCTAGGATCAGATTCTTGATCAGGCGGCTAATGGTCTCTGTCTCTGCCGCACCCAGTGCTGGAGATACCGCTTGCCATGTTTCGTAGTCGTTGTGGACACGAACTGTGCCAGCCTTCGGTGCAGAAGAGTGCATCTTTGCCCATTCGCCCACTTGGTCAGCGTCGGCGCTTTTCAGTGTGACATCCCAAATAAACGAGTTCATGAGGGAGGCGCGATCCAGCGCATTGAACATTACTTGGTCGTAGCCGTCAATCCAGTCGGCAAGCGCCAATGAGTCTGGCGTTCCACGAGTTGCACCTACTGGGCGATTGATAAAGTACGCAAACACCTCGCCCTCAAACTCTAAGCCAGCCTTTGTTGCGGTTGACTGAATAATCGGGATCTCCTCAACCCCGCCAGCCATACGCTTGCTGAAGAGTTCAATGCTCTGGTCAACAAATGCGTTTTCTGGGTTCTTAAGAACTCCTCGCACGCGGTCTGGGTCAATGTAGCCAAGCATGACCTTACCGTTCTCGTCGTAGGCTCGCAGGAATAGTTCCCCGTTCACTGCAAGATCCACCACAAGATCACGATGGCGTAGGTTCATCTTCATGGTCGGATCGTTCCAGAATTCGTTAATGATCTCCTGAACATCCTCGTCTACAGCATTGAAGGTGAGTCCATCGCCCACCACAAAGTCTGCAGTCATCTCAACCAATCGGCGTGCAAGTGGGTTTTGGCGATGCAGGTAGCGGGCAACCGTGCGGGCGCGCTCCTGAGTAATCGGGCTAAGGTCTCGTGTTTCCCCAGTTAGTCGCCTGTAAAGGTGGTCGTCTGTATCAATGAGTCCAAGGATCGGCTCAGATACGCCCTCACGAAGTACCCGAATTGCCTTGCCTACGCGCTGCCTAAAACTTGCCATCTCTCTCCTAACCACGCGCCAAGAGGCGCGGTCTCTGAATCTCGTTGCTAGATCCTACCCTGTGTGGACGTACTGTGGAAGGAATTGAAGCGGAGCCAGCAATGTACAGGCGAGCCAATTCGTTGACTGCACCAGAAATAGCGTCTACTTGGTCATCGTGTGCGCCCTGTGGGAAAGAGTAGCACTCTGAAATCAAGGCGCTATTCCACGTTCCCCGCACAAGTGACACATTTCCCTTGTTTGCTTGGGCTGCAAAAGCACGCGCTCTTACGTCTTTTGCCCCCGTTACCCTTGCCCCCTTGAAGTCGTAGCCGTACAGGATCTTTCTGGCGTAATGGTCAATTGCCATAACCCCTGATGCTCCCCCCTCCTGCTCCATTCGGATGGCTGTGCCACGAGGGTCTTCTGCAGCGCACCTAGCGATCAATGCCTCAATCTTGTCGGGTCGCTCCCTTACCCTCTTCATGTCGCCGATCACTGTGAGTCCCGTTTTCGCACTCCTGCCCACAAGCGCCCCTGCTGTGTAGTCAGGGTCTCTGCCCTGTTTAGCCTCTGTTGCAGCCAAGTCCCAGTAGCGCACCCAGCGATACTCGTCCCAGTCCAGATCGTCAACGTACTTGGTCAGTGATTCAGGGTTGAAGAAATCCCCGCTTGGCGTAATAGTCCACGAGCCATCCACAAGTTGCGCTCTCAGCACATCGTCCAATTCGTTGAGCGAGCGCATATATTCCTCTTGGTCTAGGTGTGGGTTGTCAGTAAGTTTGGCTGGGACAAAGATACGAGCCTCGCCACTATGGTCACGCGGAACAATCAACTTGCCAGTACGCTCGTCAATCTTTGGGATGAAACGGCTATACACCCAGTCATGCCCTAGCCCATTCGGGTTAGAAGCCGCCCTCATGCGTGGTGTTGCCTCAAATGCCTTGAGCCGTCGTAGTCGGCTGGTAAGGAACATATACTGCGATTCGGTGAATTGGGTTAACTCGTCAAAGCCGATGTACTGGAAGGCAGCACCTTGGTAGCGATACTTGTCGTTTTCGTTCTCAAGGTGACCAAATACCAGCGTTGAGCCGTTTGCCCACCGAAACTCTCTGCGGTCGCCATTCCAGCGTGCCTCTGGCGTACCCTGTAGCCAACGCCTAGCCCTGTCCATGATGGCATCGGGCAAAGATAGGTCTTTGTAGGTTCGGCGCAGCAGGATGGCGCTGTAGTTCGGAATATGGATGTGCTGCAGGGCAGCCATCAGCAAAGCGTCAGACTTGCCTCCACCAGCAGCCCCACCATAAAGCGCCTCTCTGTTGCCTAGGCTAAGAAATACCGCCTGTGGCACTTCTGGCTTGTGAGGCACACAATCAGGTAGTTTCGGGTTCAGTATCTCCAGTAGAGAGGATCGTTCCCTCTGGTCTAGCGACGATACCCAATTGCTCCANTAGTCCAAGGGCTGCTGATAGCCTTCGCTGCTCTTCTGCTGGGTCTCCAACTGATTTCACCTCAATAGCCTTGCCATCTACGCCTGAGAACTCAATGCCTTCACGCTTACGCCACTCATTCGGGAACCTGCGCTCTAGAATCCAAGCGGCTGCTTGCCATGATCGCTCATTCTCTGCTGCTGTGGCAACCCTAGACAGGAACCGCATCTCTGCAAATGCTTCTGCTTTTTCTATAGCGTCGGAAAATGTGGGATCTAGCCTCATCCACTCGTGCAGTGTATCCCTGTGGATGCCAGCCAATGCAGCAGATCTTTGGCGTGAAGCACCTGCACGCAGTGACTGTAGCAAAGCCTCTACGCGCTGCTCAGTCTTCTTTGTTGGTCTACCCGCCTCTGAAGGAACAATGATCTCATCAGTCATATAGCCACCTTACACCCTAAACCTGAGTTTTGTTACAAATATGCCCCTGTATGCACAACGGAGACAAGAGTTTAATCCATTGTCAATACATAGACACAAGCCGCGCAGCGCAAATCGGTTTTTTATTTTTGGCGAACTTCTTTGCGGTAGTAGGCAAGTGTCTGCCCGTCCAGAAACCAGTCTCTCCCGTGCTTCTTGCCCTTGATGCGCTTCTTGTGCAACTGCACCCTAAGCGTGGTTGGGCTAATGCCAAGCAACTCTGCCGCCTGACGAAGCGTGTATTCCTTTGTGCTGCTGTCTTTCAATTGACTAGTCCCTTCTTTCCTGTGCCTGTTGGGGCATCCTCGCCCCTGTTCTTTTTGCGAATCGCTGAGATTCTGTGAAGCCTCTCAATAATCCTCGTTGCCGTCTCGTCCGTTATGCCCTTGGACACCATCCCGCTTTTAAGGTCTTCCTCAAAGGTTTGCGAGATAAAGGCGCTAAGGAACATCTGGTCAAACTCCTCATCTCCTATATATTGGCTCCCGATGAGCGAGGTCAGCGCAGCAATAGCGAGGTCGCAGCGCCTTTCGGATAGCGCGTAGGGGTCTTTGTCCTCCTCGCCATCTACGCCAATGACCACTACCCGCCCAGCAACTGGGGCGACCACAATCGGGTTAACCCCCTGCTGCATGCCAATTGCCGCCCTGCGAATGATGGTGGCAAACGAGTTCAGGTGAGAGGCTGTCTTCTTGCCCGCCACGATCTTGCCGTGGTCTGGCGCTTCCGCGTCAATCCAGAAGCCAACAGAGAATGACATCTTCTCTGGGTCTTCCAGCAACATAGAGCCTATTGCCTCTGCGCTGCGAACACGCGGATAGCGAAAGTCCTCCTCGCCCAGCAGTTTACAGATCTGCTCGTCAAGATCGTCGTCGTTCAGTTCATGGCGCTCAAAGTCATATGAGGTCACTTCCGAAAACATCAACACTGGCTTTATGACAATTGCGTAGTACTTTCTGCTCATCGTGGATTCTCCATTGATCCCCAAACGAGTATCACATAGAGCGCAATCAATACCCAGAATGCTGCTATCGTGCTTTCCACAAGTTCCCTCCTAGCGTATTTCCATTGATATTTAAACTCTGCGATCAGTTCCTTTACGTCTTCCATGTCAGCCCCACGCCTTTGGATCAAGGACGATCTCCCTGACCTGTGCTGCGAGGTCGTAGACCTTTACGCACTCCAGACCATTCTCGCCACCTAGTGCCATCCCCGCCTTGGCGTTTGGGATGTCGCTGATATAGGTGTCGCCCATGTCCCAGCCGCCGTAAGTGTGTGGAGACTGCACGGCGCATAGCCATCGTGCGTATTCATTCTTCTTCTCTCCGTCTGGGCTTTGGTAGCGCTTTAGCACGCGCCACTCCCAATTGCCCGCGTAGAAGATTGCATACGGATTCTCAATATCTCGTGTCTTAGCCTGTAGGTTCTTCACTTGACTCCTCCTCCATACTTCACAATGTGTTCCGCGCAGTAAACCTGCGCGCATTCCGCGTGGCACTTGTACGCCTCGCTTACTTTCATGGTGATCCCGCAGTAATCGCACTGCGCCCTGTTGAGTTCCTGCTGTAGTAACTTCCTCTTGTTCATGTTCTCAATGTCCAAAGCCTTGAACACTCCCATTGGTTTTCCTCCTCCTGCGGGGACAGCCCCCGCTTCCACAGAAAGCATAAACCCTAGCGTTTCCACTGTCAAGCCCCAGTTTCCAGACGCTCCGCCAGCCCCGCTGGGAGACCTGCATCCAGAATGTCCTGCTGCGCTCCCCGAATGTCGTACTCCACNCGGTGGATCTGACGTGTAACAATNCCNTCTGNNTTNACNCGNAGCGAGAGCCATGAGGCTCGCGGGTCGTAATCCCGTGGCTGACCT